TCGACCCATACTATTTAGTAAGGCCAGGTGCATTTACAGTAGTAACAGGTATACCAGGTAGTGGTAAATCTAACTGGTTGGATGCGATGATGGTGAACGTAGCAAAGAATCATGGTTGGAACTTCGGTATATTTTCCCCAGAAAATCAACCACTTGAGGATCATATGGCTAGGGTGCTAGAGAAATATGTTGGTCATCCTTTCTTCGATGGGCCTACTCCTTGTATGTCGAGGGAGGAATTGGAAGATGGCAAGCAGTGGCTGACCAAGCACTTCACTTGGATTCTTCCTGACGATGATAAGGAGTGGTCTATTGATGTTATTTTAAATGCTGCAAAAAGGTTGGTGCTTACAAAGGGTATCCGTGGTCTTGTTATTGACCCGTGGAATGAGCTTGAACACTTGCGTAGAGATGGTCAGTCTGAGACAGAATATATTTCTGTGGCACTAAAGAGGGTGCGTCAATTTGCTAGAAAGTATGGTATACATTTATGGATTGTTGCCCATCCTGCCAAGTTATATCGTGATAAGAATGGAAAGATTCCTATCCCAACTCCATATGATATCAGTGGCTCTGCTAGATGGAGGGATAAATCTGATAACTGTATCACAGTATGGCGCGACATGACTGAGGAAGGAAGAGCCAATAGTATAATTCAAATTCATGTTCAGAAAGTAAGGTTCAAGCAGGATGGTATTTTAGGAACCGGAGAATTAACTTACAACTGGAGAACTGGAACATATCACTTGCCATATAATGCTGCAAGAGAAGTTCCACCAATAGTATTAAATGGATAAGACATGGAAAAAGTTTGAGCGTTGGGTAGGTGAATTCCTTACTGAGTTAGGGGATAAATCTAATAGGGTTCCAATCACAGGTAGGTCAAGAGGTAGTGCGCCAGATGTTACAAGTGATCGTCTATCTATTGAATGTAAGTATCGTAAGTCAATACCTGGATGGATCAAGGAAGCAATGGAGCAAGCGGTAGCATCATCCAGGGATGGTAAAGTTCCTGTAGTTTTTATAAAGGAAAATGGTGCGCCGTTTGATGATACACTTATAGTCTTTAGGGCTAAAGATTTTAGGGAGAAATTAAAATGAAACGTGAATACTTTAATCTAGCAAGAGCGATAGCAAGTGAGGACCCTCCATGTATTCCTTGTGTTGAATACAAAAGATGTGCAGAGAGCAGGCTCGCATGCGAATCATATGAAAACTATTACTTAACTGGAGAAATAATGGGTAGCAGGAAACCAAACAAAGTAATCTACAGGGATATATTTAATGTCGGGTTTGGAATCACTTAAATATTTAACAATTAAATCTAGCTCTGTTCTTGAGCCTATAGGTGGCCCACCTTGGGAGGATATTGCAGCAACTCTAGCAAGAGCAAGCGACATAGCAGCATCTTATGGTAGGTACAAGTATTGTCTTGAAAAGAAATGGCGCAACAAATTATTAAGGCCGTTGTTTGATGAAGCAATGAAACTTAAATGGAATAAAACAATAACGCCAGAAGATATATTTAATACAGTAGGTTTAGCATTAGATGAGATGACTAACCCGTCCATATGTCCTAAGTGTAACGGAAGAAAAGAGGTTATAATAATGGACAAACTATATAAGTGTGACTTATGTTTCGGCTTAGGAAGAAAGGCTATGTCTGACAGAACAAGAGGTATTTATATAAAGAATGAAAGAAATATATTTTATAGACATATTAAATATAATTATTTTAATAATATAATACCTACAATAGAAGAATGGGAGTTAGAACTACAAAGAGTATTTAATCCATACCGGAGAGTGAAGTGAAGAACAAGAAGTACCTTCAGTGGGTAGCAGAACAACCATGTATATACTGCGGTCAAGATTCACAGGCTCACCATCTAAGAGTCCAGGCTCTTGGTGCAGGGATGGGTAAGAAAGCGCCAGATTATTTTACGTTACCAGTATGTTATACTCACCATGCTGAATGTCATAGCGGTGAGATAGATAAGGAAACGCAGATGAGGTGGTGCTTACAAACAATAGGTCGAGCATTTGAGTATGGTATAATAGAATGGAGTAAAAAATGAAGACACAACGGTTTAAGTTATATGATCTACATCAGAAGAATAAATGTGTTGACTATATAAAAGAACTAAAGAATAGTTCTCAAGAACCTTATGAAGTTCTGATAAGACCATATAATAAAAAGAACCAGAGGTCTATTGACCAGAACAATAGGTATTGGCATATCATTAGAGAGGCTGCAAATGAAATAGGATACACAGCAAACGAGTTGCACTCCATTATGTCTGTGCAAATACTGGGGACTAACACAGTAACAAACCTAGAAGGAGATGCAGTAGAGGTAGCAGTACAAACATCAGGGCTTAGCGTCGAAAAGTTTGCTGAGTATATGGAAAGAGTTGAATCTGTTTTGATTGAGGCTGGATTCTATAACCCAACAACCATGAGCAGGGAGGTCAATCAGTTATGAGTTGGAGACAGCAGCAAGTAACAGAAGAAGAACAATTCAAGGAGGAATATGAAGAGTGGTTAGATAAGATGCAAAAGGACGATGAAGAAGATCATTACCGTGAGTATCTAGATTCACTTAAAAAGGAAAAAGATAAGCATGAATAAGATAGAGATGGCATTAAAGAGACCGTTCCCTGAGTCAAAGATTCGTTGGCGTAAGGGTGGAGGTGGCGCTGAGTTAGCGTACATTACAGCTCGAGATGTAATGGATAGGTTTGATGATACTGTTGGGATTGCTAACTGGCAGACCAAGTACCAGTGGATTGGTGATCGTATGATCTGTGAGTTATCAGTTAAGATTGATGGTGAATGGATTACCAAGTCAGATGGTGCAGATGATTCTAATATAGAAGGTGCAAAAGGAGGCATCTCAGACGCTCTCAAACGAGCAGCAGTGCTATTTGGAATTGGCAGATATCTTTACCACCCTAATGCTTTTGATCGCAATAAGAAGGCTGCTGTGTGGGCTACACCGGAAGGTTTCGATGAACTAATGGAGAAGAGAAATGAAACCAAGAAGTAAAAACAAAAAGGAAAAAGAGTATGACAACCTGCAAGTAGAGGAGGCTAAAAATAAACTAATCAAGGAAGCAATCTCATTTGAGAATATGTTTTCAGAATGTGAAGGTGATGTATACTATAGTATGTACCGAGACTTCTCAGGTGCAGTGATGCATTATGAAAGAGAAAAAGAGATAGCAGATATGCCAAAGGTCTCAGAGAAATGGGACTGGGGCGAAGGTGTAGTTGGAGAGTATAGATATAGGGGTATCTAATGCATTGGTATAACAAAGAAGGTGAGCCTTGTCATTTCGTCAAAGGAAAGAACGGAAAGACTAGAGCAACAACTTTAAGAGATGCTAGGAAACATGGGTGGATGCCGTCTGTTACATCTGTCCTAGATATTTTAGCAAAACCAGGCCTTGATAATTGGAAGATCAACAAAACTATTGAGGCTGCTGCTACAGTAGACAGAAGTTTTGCTGATGTTGACGTATGGAAAGCCAAGGTTATTGAAGAAAGCAAACGCGAAACCGTAGAGGCATCTGAAAGAGGTAGTAGGATACATGATATGTTAGAGTCCTGCTTTAAGAAAGAGTTAGAGCCTTCCGGTGCAGATGCTGAAATCTTTAATGCGGTAGATGCACTATTAAAAATAAACTGTGGCGATCAAAATTGGAGATCAGAAGAGGTAGTATGTAATCTTCAGAAAGGTTATGGAGGTATGATAGACTTGGTATCAGATGAATGGGTCATTGACTTCAAGACCAAAGAATTCAATACTGGTAGCAAACAATTGGCATATGAATCAATGGCTTACCAATTGATCGCTTATGAAAGAGCATTGCCTGCACCTCCCAAAAGAATTGCTAATGTATTTATTAGCGCAAACAATCCTGGAGTAGTAGTATTTCATGAGTGGCATAATGATGACTTAAATAGATACTGGACTATATTTGAATCATCTTTAATCGTTTGGAAAAATGTAAAGAAGTATTGGCCCGAAAGACACGGAGAAAATAATGAAGGGAATTAACAAAGCAATCATCCTTGGCAATGTCTGGAAAGACCCAGTCATTCGTACCACTAAGAACGACAGCAAGATTGCTCAGGTTTCTATGGTAACTGAATCAGGGTACGGAGAGTACAAGAAGGCTGACTGGCATAACGTAGTATTCTTTGGCAAGCAAGCCGAGGTAGTAGATAACTACGTAACCAAGGGTACAAACCTGTACGTTGAAGGATCAATTGATTATCGTAAGTATACTGATAAGAGTGGTGTAGAAAAATACACAACTGACATTAAGGGCTATCAGTTACAGATGATTAATAGTCCTGATGCATATAAGGAGGTAGAGGGATCAGCACCGGAAGGTAAGCGAGAGGTTCCAGCATCTGCTAAAGCAGAGATGGCATCTATTAGCAACCAGGTTGCTGCCGATGACATACCGTTCTAAAGGTGAGCCTAGAGATGAGATCATCTATTTCCTTGCAAGACATATCTATGCTAATCCAAGAGAACCGACTTCTAAATTTAGTTCTTGGGCAGAATGTTTTAGACACCATGCAGGATGCACTTTGCAAGAGTATATGGAATACGCCAAGAAAAATAACCTAAAGGAAAAGTATATACATGAGCGACAAAATAGAAGTTGACTTGATGGAGATTGCTTACTCCGCACCGGAAAGAGCAACCGAGTTCTCTGTTGGGTATGATATTTACTCAGCAGAGGACCAATGCATTAGGCCGTTGGATAAAAAACTTATTCGCACAGGATTTAAGTTAAATCTTCCAGTGGGTATTGAGGCTCAGATAAGAACCCGTAGTGGATTGGCAAACAAACACGGTGTATTTGTTTTAAACTCTCCAGGAACTATTGACCCTGACTATAAGGGAGAAGTAAAGGTATTGTTATTTAACTCAGGTCCTACTCCATTTGATATTGAAAGAGGAGATAGGATTGCTCAGATGGTATTCGCTTATTACTTGTCACCAGTTCTTAGTGAAGTAGCTGCAGTAAGTTACATAAGAGGTGAAGGAGGTTTTGGTAGTACAGGTATTAATGATATTAAAGTGGAAAAAATAAATGAAATTTAAAACACAACTTGGTGAAGATATATTTAAAAATAAATATGCGTCTACTGAATACGAGACATGGAGTGATAAAGCTCATGCCGTAGTTAACAGTGTATGCGGTGACTTCAACGGAACCAAGAACAACCTTATGGAAAAGACTGAAAGGGATCAGCTTGCTCAGTACATTTCTGAGTTTAAGTTTATTCCTGGTGGTCGCTATCTTTGGTACGCAGGAAGGGATGCTAGATTCTACAACAACTGCTACCTTCTAAGACTTGAGGAGGATTCAAGAGAAGAATGGGCTGGAGTTACACAACGAGCAATGTCATGTCTTATGACAGGAGGAGGGATAGGTGTAGATATATCCAAAGCAAGGCCATCCGGACGGAGACTAAAAAGAACAGGTGGTGTAGCATCTGGGCCTATTCCTCTGCTGTACACTTTAAACGAAGTTGGTAGGAATGTAATGCAGGGAGGTAGCCGTCGTTCTGCACTATACGGTAGTATGAACTGGCAACATGAAGATGCAACACAATTACTCAAAGCAAAGAACTGGCATGATATAACTGTCGGTGATACTACAATAGCTGACTTGAAGAAAGCAGACTTTAACTTCCCTGCTCCATTGGACATGATGAACATCTCTCTTAACTATGATGATGCATGGCTAAAAGACCAAATGAATCCTGTGTTCATTGAGAATGTTAAGCAAGCTATGATGACTGGAGAACCTGGATTCTCATTTAACTTTGGAGATAAACAAAATGAAACGCTTAGGAATGCTTGCACAGAAATTACAAGTGAAGATGATAGTGATGTCTGCAACCTTGGTTCTGTTAATCTGGCAAACATTGAAACAATCGAAGAGTTTAGCGATGTGGTTAATCTCGCTAGTAAGTTCTTGGTATGCGGACTTATCAGAGCGCAACTACCGTATGAAAAAATAGCCAAGGTAAGGAGAGATAACAGCCGTATTGGCCTTGGTCTTATGGGAATGCATGAGTGGTTACTTAAACGTAACTCTAGATATGAAATGACTGACGAACTAAAACAATGGATGAAAGTATATGAACGAGAAAGCAAACGATCCGCTGACCAGCATTGCGACAGACTTTTTCTCAAACGTCCTAAAGGCTATAGAGCAATTGCTCCGACAGGGACTATTAGTATCCTCGCCGGAACGACCTCTGGTGTGGAACCAATCTACGCCGTGGCATACCGCAGACGCTACCTTACAGATGGGACAAGATGGAAGCATCAATTTGTCGTTGACGGTACGGCCCAAGCCTTAATTGACGGGGGTATTAATCCAGATAAGATTGAGTCTGCTGTTGACTTGGCATCTGATCCAGAGCGTAGAATTAAATTTCAATATGAGCTACAAAAATATGTGGATCACGCTATTAGCAGCACCATTAACCTGCCAGCATGGGGAACAGAACTAAATGGAGAACATACTGTAGATAAATATGCTACTACTATTGCTAAGTATGCTAGTGGACTACGTGGTCTGACTGTATATCCTGATGGAGCTAGAGGCGGTCAACCAATTACCTCAGTACCTTACGAGGAAGCCCATGCTAAGCGCGGTGTTATCTATGAAGACAACAGTGAAGAGCAATGTTTAAGCGGAGTGTGTGGAATATGAGCGGAGCTAACCTAGATGGATATAATACACCAAAGAATGGTATACATTTAAAAGAACTTCAAAAAAAGATAGGTAATTTAGAAGCTGAGTATGAAAAAATTAAAGAGGTAATTACATACTTAGCTAACGAGAACTTTAAAAACAATGTGTTACCTAAAGAATGGGAGAAATTAAATGAAGGGAAAGAAAAATCTACTAGTGATACCGGATTGTCACGCAGCACCTGAGTATGACAACGATAGGTTCACAGCATTAGGTAAGTTCATAATAGATGAGCAGCCAGATATTATTGTATGCTTGGGAGACTTTGGTGATATGCCTAGTCTCTCATCATACGATAAGGGAACTAAAGGGTTTGAAGGTAGGAGATACAAGAAGGACGTAGACTCTATACTAGATGCACAGGATAAATTGTTTGCTCCTATTAAAAAGTTCAATGAGAACAAAAGAAAAAGAAAGGAGAAACAATATAAACCTAAAATGCATATGTGTCTAGGCAATCATGAGGACAGAATAGACAGAGCAATTAACTCTGCTCCTGAGCTTGAGGGCGCTATTTCAATGAAGGACTTACACTATGAAAAGAATGGGTGGAAGATAACTCCATTTAAGGGATGCTTATCCCTGGAGGGAATAAACTTCTCCCATTACTTTACATCTGGTGTAGCGGGAAGGCCTATTAGTTCAGCACACATTGGCCATCAATTAGTTTCTAAGCTGCACTGCTCAGCGGTGCAAGGACATTCTCACTTGTATAATCACGCAGAGCAAACACGACCAGATGGTCAAAAGATATTCGGACTAAGCGCAGGATGCTTCTCACATCCACACTACTCAGAGAGTTGGTGTAGAGATACTGAATACAATTGGTGGAGAGGAGTTGTTACTTTAAATGGACTAGATGGGGAGGGGTATTACGATGACATTCACGCTGTAACTCAGCGCAAACTACTGAGGGATTATACATGAAGCCATGTCCTTTTTGTGGTGCAAATCCATCAATAGGTAAGTTCTTGCTAGGGTGCGCAAAGTGTTCTGTGTTCTTTAGCTTTCATCCCAAGGTGGAATCTCAAAAAGAATCCGCCATTAAGAAGTGGAATGCAAGATGGGCGACTTAGCTTACCTTATTTGTTGGTATACTAGCTATATATTTTTCTCTGCCTGTCTAATCATGCTGTTTGTTTGAATTATATAGCCCCCCTTACCCAGGGGGGTTATTTTTTTAACACATCCAGCTGGTATCACAGTAAACCCATACCATTCATCATCCTCATCTTTCGTAGTAGCTATACGAACCTCTTCATCATCATGATTAACCAAGTACCCATAAGACCAAAACGTTGGCATCTTGGTATCTTCAGATTTCTCCCACCCAGACGTAGATATAATATCTATCCATTCAACTTCAACATAAGGGCTACTAGAGGACATCACTTACTTGTGTGTATGCTTCTGAGTATTCACGATATTTATCAAGAGCATTTTGCTGGTGCATCCTATACTCATCAATAAGTCTGTTCCTATCTTCTTCACTTATATTAGGATCATCAATTAATTTTAACAGTCTACTCTGTATACTTTTAGCATACCTACCTTTAAAGAACAACTTTCTTCCTGCTGTCTCTTTCGTTAGAGGGCTTGTATTAATACCAAGCCAACTAAGCATAGAGCTAGGTATAGTATTTTTAGGAAGACCATCAACATCTATGTTGCCATCTAGAAAACCTATAGCCATCAATGTTTTAATTAACTGACCACCATTACCAATAACATCGCCAGATTTATTTCTAGGCCATAACATAGGAGGCATGGCATAGCTGGCCATAAACCCTAACATATCCTGGTATCTCTGTAGTGGCGGGTCAGATTCATTCCAAATCTCTTGGCCTGTAAATGGATCAACATTAGTTTTAATACCAGCAACAAGTTCAAAAGGTCCTCCAAAGAAACCTGGGGTCTTAGCGGCCTCACCAAACTCACCCTCCATAAGATTCTTTGCCATGCTTAAGTGAGCACCCCAAGGCAAGAAGTATCCCATATCAAAAACCCTAAGCCTGCCCTCATCATCCTTCCAAGGAAGAATCATAGTGGTAAGGTTACCTTCCATATAGTCAGCAACAAGTTTCTGCATTGCTGGAATATCTTCTTCTTCAATATCATCATTGTTATCAAGCAACATCTCAGAAATAATATAAGGTATAGCTGCATATTTAGCAACAGCAATAGGATGATTCCTAATATTTCGAATCATCTGAGCGCCAGCCTTAAGGTTGAACGTAATAAACGGAGAGCCTAAAGGCATGGAACGAATAACCCTGACACCCTGCGATACGTTACTGTAGTCAAGCAACGCTTCGTTAGCAAGCCGAGCCGCTTCAGCCTCACTCTTACCGTGGTTCTCCATGAGATCAATCATCTTGGCAACCTTAAACATTACTTCTGTTTTCTGGTAAGCCCTTCCACCTACATCAAGATAATCATTAAAGAATATCTTGCTCTTCGCCCACATGCCACTCCAACTATCCTTCTCTGCTTTTAACTTAAGAAGCTCCCTATCCATGTTCACTAATTCTTCTGACGCAAACGTAGTACTTTCAATACCATACTTCCTAGCTAATTGAGCATACTCACCATCTTTAACGATGTCTGTAATAGCTCTGCTAATAAGTCCTGGAATTCTAAGGAAGTTTGTTCCAGACACATCCATCAATACAACGTTGGATATAACGTTACGCGCCTGAGTTGGAATATTCATAGGTACCTTGGTATATTTAAACACTTTAGTAGCCTTAGATGAGTATGATAAAACATTGTTAAGAACTTCATTGTTAGTATAAAGAGATTCTAAACCCATTACATCATCAATAATTTCTTTCTTAACAAACAGTCCGCGCATAGCCCCATAACGAACATTATCTGGAACTTTTTTATATCCTTCAGCGCTTGGTATATCTCCCACACTATCTATCTTTTTCTGAATAGCGTCAGAAATCTTCTCCATTTCCTTTGCTTTGTTAGGGTTAAGCTCACGCATTCTGGTAATGTTGCTACGCATTTCATTAACGTATTCATTCCAGTACCCAACAGTACCATCCATACCTTCATAGTTTATGGTCTGGTTAGGAAGAACCCATCCATTCTTGCCTGTATCAGCAGCAAGGAATTTAAGATAGTTGATGGTAGACAGGTCAGCGCCAGCCATAGATATGTATCTACCAGCCAGGAACGCAGGGTCTTCAATCCTTCCTTCCATAACATCCTTAAGGAAGTTCTCATGAGCAGACCTAACCTTAGTGTAGGTCATCCTGCTAGTCCCAATGCCTCTGGCAATCCTATCCTTCTCAATATACTTTAGGTAGGTTTTGGGGAGGTATTGCCCTTGCCATTTCTTATACTGTTCATCAGTAATAAGACCAGCCTTAACTAAGTTAGCTCCCAGTTCTTCAATCTCTCTCTTTGCTTGGACGGCAACATCCCTTATTGACCTGTTCTCAGCCATACTTCCTTTTGCTCTAGTACCTCTAGCAACAGTAGGTAGTTTAGCAACAGGTACCTTCCTTGTGGGTAAGTCATCAGGTGATGCGCCTCTTGTCTCAAAGTATTTAAGTATAGCCTTCTTCTCTTTGGCGTTGGCTTGATATAGCACATCGAATACTACCCTGCCATAGTTATGCCACTTACCAATCTCACCCTTTGCAAGCATGCGCTGAGTTTCAAGTTCATCGTAACCTTCGATGGTCATCAATGGTTCAATTGCTCTCTGAACTTTTTTGAGAGCTTGGAACATTTTGCCTTGGGCTTTGCGAGTGTTAGTAACTTGAGGCCCTGCAATATCTGATATCTTCTTTGGTTCAACAACCGCTTGATCAGGCTCCTGCTCTACAACCTTCTTATCCATAAAAACATTGGTCCCTGACCTAAACATTAGGGAGTCAACATCTTTGAACTGGTTGTCTTTAAGAAGAATATAGCTTGTGCTTCCTAAATCTTCAGCCAGATTTATGTAAGATATAGAATCATACCCAAGCTGTATAAGCGCATTTCTCATATCTTCTGAAAACTGTTTTTGTAAAGAATGCTTTCTATCAGCCATTGTTGGAGAACCAACTGATACTAATTTGTTGTATGCTGCTTTATGTTCTGCAACAACTTTCAATAACTTTCTGTAAGTAGTATCATCTATCAAATCTTTTTCATACTGATAATTTATACCACGCAACCAAGACCCCCAAGATTCCCAAAAGTTTAGGTCTTCAGAATAAAATGGATTCTTTACTTTTATGTATCCTTTTTTAAGTTTTTCTCCATCACCGAAGACTCTATCAAGAGCTGCTTTTTCTGTTCCCACATGAAGCCCAAGCTCGGTCTTATCTAGGACTGGTGCTGAAAAATTATAGTATCCTCCATGAAACATTGGAGTTTTAACTACAGAGTTTTCAATAAACCTGTCTCTATTCCTAGTTCTTACATTAGAAAAGTTCTTGCTATCACCATGCCTCTTCAATGCATAAGAATATATATTCCTCATTGAGTGACCAGCAATAAGATTAAACATATCTTCAGCTGTTACATCTGGAGTAAGGTTATCTGCTCTGGTCTTATCCATGCTAACAGTGTAGAATAATTTTTCAAAGAACTTCTGGAACGCAGTCTTAAGTTTATCAAAGAATGATTTATTAATTGTCTCCATCTCATATGCCTTTGACTCTATGACATGAGCAAGAACTTCTTCATTAAACTTTCTTTCAAATAACGTAAGGTCTGGGTAATCTTTAGCAACAACGTTAAATGCATTAACAAATGTTGGGTCTTTTTGATCGTACAGTTTAACAACCTGATCTAGAACCAGATCAAACTCTTGACCGCTGAATACATTCTTTCCTGCATGAACTCCAACTTCATGCATGATCAATGATCTGGTAAGTTTATCTACATCTTTGTTCTGAGCTTTTGCAAACTTAGCAATTCTTTCTAGCACAAAATAAACTTTTACATCTCCAGATGCATAGCTAGCTATAGAGTCTCCCTCTATTCCCAAGCTGTTAGCCTCTGAAGAGTTGATCATATTAATAAACTTAAGCCTCTTTAATATTGCAGCTTTTCTTTTGCTGAACATTAACTCTAGATTATTATTGATTGACCTTTCGACGTTTGATATCTCTTCTTCAGATACCCTTACATCTTTAAGGGTGGACTTCTTATTATCGAAACCGTAAGTAACATCAGTATCGTCACTTGGTGCAGAATAAAAATCACCATCAGATGTTACGTCATCCTGGTATTCCGGCTCTAGTATTGAGTCATCTATTGTAACGCCAGATTCTTTCCAAGCTATAAGTTCCTGAGCAAGGTCAGCTCTTTTCTTTTTGGTATCAAAAGAAACAGTAGGATCATTAGATTGAATATTGTTAGCTATCTGTACTAGCTGCTGCTTGCTCCATCCAGGTTTTCTAGGAGTCTGAGCAAGTTGCAAGAAGTCAGCAACCTCCATGTTGTCTACAGTTTCAAAGCTAACCTTTTCTGATTCTATCTCTAGCTTTCTTGTTGCTCTAGCTGCTTCAGACTCAGCTTCTTGTGCTTCAATCTCTGCCTCAATATCAGCATCAATATCTTCCATAAGACCAGACTCTACTTCTTCATTCCGATCTTCAAACTGTTCCATCTCAGCTATTTCTTGAGGGGTAAAATCTTGCTCAACCATTATAGCGTTTTCTTTAACTCTACGCTCTGTTGCTTCTCTAGCGATCCTTTCAAGATTAGTCTCTGGAACGATCTCTTCAGCTACCCGCTGAACTTCCTCTGCTATGTCAGCTGCTGGCTCTACTACTTCAACTGGCTCAGCTTCTACCTGTGCAACAATTGCATCATACAGTTCTTCTTCAGTTGTATACTGATCTGGGTCAAGCCCTACATTCCTTGCTTGTGATGCTCTCTGCTTTCCAATGGTAGCTCTAAATGGCGCAGTACCTCCCATCCATTTAACTAACGATTCGCTTGCTCCTTTTGGTTTGGGGCCAGTATAGGTCTTACCTTCTGGTCTGGCTTTAGGAGCAGCCTTTGCTGCTTTTTCGGTAGGTCGTGGACGTGTGTACCTATTTGCAAATGCTACAGCTCTAGCCCTATCTTTATATTTCTGCTTAAATGGCTTTCCGTCTACTTCAACAATATTCAGATTAGGATTATCCGGGTCCTCATAAATCCTCATGGGAACGCCATCTGGATTGGCAGTTGTTTCTGCATACTCAAGGACTGGAACTTCTGTAGGAGTAGGCTCTTCTATAACTGTTTCAGCAATAGCTGTTTCATCTGTAACAGTTTCATCAGCAATATCTACCTGTTCCAAATCTGGAGTAGCAGCTATAGTACCAGCTTCTGGTATATCAACACCCCCCTCAACATCTTCAACAGTAGGGCCAGTGTCATCTGTTCCCGCTTGGAATTCAGCATCAGCTTCTTGATCTGCTGTTTCCCTAGCTACAGTTGCTTGCTCTTTGGCTCTCATCTCAGCAATCTGTTGATCCTGAGTTTGATCTTCATCAACATCTGTTACTGCTACATCAGGTGGGGTAGTAGCTTTACCTGTTTCTTCAGCAGTCTCGTCAGGCTTAGTCTCAGCCTCCTGAGCAGGAGTTGTGTCCTCACCCTGTGGGGTGGTAGCGGGTGCAGCTTCCGTGTCTTCAGCAGCAACTGGCGCAGTCTCAGTGGGGGTATCTGGTACGGGAGGGGTAGCATCTGCTTGGGTAGGTGTAGAATCTGCTTTAGGGGTAGCAAGCCGGACATTTTTTGCATCTCCAGTTGGTTTCCCGTTCATAGTCAGATATACCTTATAACGTTGACCGTTTGGTAATACACGCTCTACAAACTCGGCAACAGTTCCATCTGAACCAACTTGTCTTATAACTTCTCCCGATACAGTAACTTCTATTGTTGTCGGATCGCCTTCCTTCCAATCAGGTGGTAAATCAGACGTACTACCCGCTTCGTCTTCAACTTCAAACTCAACCGTTGATCCTTCTTCCCATTGAAATGCTGCGGGTCCAGTCGGTCCAGCTGCTTCAGGTGCGGGTGGCGTGACTTCTGCTTGGGTAGGCCCACCGGAGGAGCCTACACCACCTTTAGGTGGGACTTCTTCAGCGGGTTTCTTAGCTGCTTTCTTCTTGGTTGCTTTCTTCTTAGTAGGTTTCGGGTCTTTAACCTCTCCTACCTGAGCCTCTGTTCCTCCTTCTGGACCTCTAGCCTCAAGTATTTTATTTATTCTATCTCTGCTTGCATTCTTTCTGTACTGATTAACAGCTGCTTGGCCTCCAATTCTGTCAGATAAAATTGCAATATCTGAATTGCGTCTGGCCTGTATTTCTTCAACAGTTGCATTAGTATCAAGAAAATCCATAAAGTCATCAGCCATAGAAATAGCAACTTCCTTAGACTTTGCTGTCTCTTTTGCTTCAAACCTTTCTTCTTCTTCTACTCTAGCTTTTGCTCTAGCAGTAAGATCATCCGCTCTTTTTTGCCTCTGCTCTGCTGCCTCCCTCTGAGCCTGTAATCTAGCGGCTCTTGAAGAGTACACCCTTGTCCTTCTTGCTCCTCCTTCTTGAAGGACAGTATTACGAGCGGCCTCTGCCGCAGCAACAGCTGCTGGATAATCCATGCCATCAGCTTCTGCTTGCTCAAAAGCATTTGATTCAGCTTCCATAGCTATATCTTCTAGCTCTCTACTAGCCTTAGCAAACTTAGCTTCTTCGATATCTGTGGCAGTAATAAGAACATCACCATCAACCAAAACATTCTCGCCATCACCAATAACTGTATTGATGACAGGTCTGTTCATTACTTGAGGGCTTTGATCTCTAGCCTCTCTTGCAGCCCTTATAGCAGCAAAACTTCTACGAGGCCTACCCTGTGGGCCAGCCCCGGTCTGATCTGGTGCTGAATCTAAAAAAACAGAAGGGTCTTCTCCCATAGGGAATGACCCCCTTGCATCCGCTCTAGCAGCGGCCTCATCAGCAGCTCTGTTAGCTGTAACAGTTCCTTCCCTTGGGGCAACAGGAGTTCCTAAAGCAGCAGAAGGATCGAATTCCTCTTGCGCTAATCCTTCGTCAGCCCTAGCGGCAGCTTCAGCCGTAGCAGTTCCAGGTCTCGGTGCAACTGGAGTTCCTGGCATTACATCTGGCATTACGTCAGCCTGTGTTGGGCCTGACGGTTCTTGAGCTAGTCGAGCATTAATCTCTTCTTGAGTTGGAGATGGGCCTCTTTGTGTTCCTTCTGGAAGTACTGCGCCTGGCTGAGTTCTAAGAGGAGTAGAGGTCCTGGGGTCTTCAGCCATGATCTTGGCTAAAGTTTTTTCTTTTTCTGGTGCAGCTTCTGGTGCAGCTTCAGATTCAGTTTCTTGTTCTTTTATAGGAACAATCTTATTTATAGCGGCTTCAGAATCAGCTCCCCATATCTTAGCTTTCTTTTTATTTGCTTCTACTCTTAGCTCAGATATTTCTTTTCTAATATCATTAGATCTTTTTTGAATTTTAAAATTTCTTTTTTGCTCAGCAAGACTTGTTCTTTCTGCCTCAAGTTCTGCAATTTTTAATTCAAGTTCAGAATCAAGTTGAGCAACGGCCTCTTCCTTTCGGCCAATAATTTTACGAGCAGAGCTTCTGCCGACTCCTGATGTTGATGCGCCAGCGCCAAATCCTAAGAATCCACCAGCCCAAGCAGCTTCTTGAAATTGAGCAATTTGTTCTTCTGAAAAATCAAACGGGTCTTTACCTTCTTGAGCATTAATAGTAGCAGCCTGAAGAACTTCTTGCATCGCTTCAGTTCCGGATTCAGTTAGACCACTCTGAAAACCAACCTTTACCGCTCTAGTCAACCACTTATTTTTTGCTAAGTTCTTTGCTGCTGAAGCTTTAACTTTTTCCCTTATTGATCTACTTACAAATGCTTCACCAATCTTTCCTGGAAGAGCTGCGTCAAGCCCTGCCATAAGAAGAGAGGCTCCGAGAACAAGACCCTTGTCTACATTTTCCTTGCCTACTGCGTCAACAGATTCTGCAAATGTATCTCCTGCATTCAAAACAAACGATGCAATACCAGCTCCAGATAAAGCTGCTAAAGTTCCGCCGCCGGTTAATGCTGTTGTTGCTGTAGCAGCAAGCGCTGATGTAATCAAAGTTGCGCCATCAATAACTAATAAATCTAGAAAATATTTAGATAAATCATTCCCTTCCTTACGAGCTTTTTCAAATGTTAATCTATCATACTGCTCTAACTGTGCTTTGTTCTTAGCTCTTACAGCGCCCCAATAAGCTGAAAGATTATCAAAGCCTACCCCTTCAGATAAAAACTCTAAAGAAGCTCCAAGAAGGTACTGCATTTGATCAGCCGAAGCACCAAATCTACCAGCTTCATCTTCTGCTGGTTGATCTACACTTTGATTAGATATAAACGCCGAACCAAATGGTCCTGACTGAGCTCTACCAATAAGGCCTTGTGTATTATTATTTACAACATCTGAATTTGATGCCATACTATTGACCCATTATTCCCTGTAATGATTCTGTTCCTTCCTGAATTAAACCTTTTGTCATTGTGTTAAATTGTAACAATAAAGAACGGAACTCTTCTCCTGACATTCTAGCCTTGTTTTCAAACTCATCAACAATATCTCCTTCTTTTGTTTCTCTAGTTGGCGGCAATCCTCTCCAAATGTTTGCAAGTCTTTTTTGAAATACATCTACACTAATCTTATCATCAACAAACTGTTGCAAACCTGCATCATATATTCCCGCAATAAGTAAAGCATCTTGAAATTGCGGTGTAAACATCTGTTCTTTAAGCTGATCCTCAGTCATGCCAAACCATTTTTCTGCGGTAGGCTTCATAAATTCTTTATATTTAAACTGGCCAACACCAACAGCTGTGTTACCATGTTTATCAAGCACTTCTTTAACAGTGGATGTAGTAAGACCTCTGTCTCCATCTGTAGTATCCGCTACGGCGTTGTAACCCATAACATTAGATTCGACACCTTTAATAGCTGAAAATACATTAGATAGAATTGTAGATTTTCTTTCCTCAATCTCTGGAGAAGATACCTCAATTTCTACTTTTGGTTTGCCTATTACAAAATCTCTAACTGTAGTCTTTCCTGCTGGCTCTCCAATTGGGCCACCAACATCTTCAAAAAGAGACCTTGTGGTAGCTTCCGATCCAATACCAGTTTGTGGAATACCATTAACAGTTTCTTGTCCAATTTCTGGCCCAACATATTCACTACCGCCTTTTGTACCACCAGCAGCCATAGTAGCCTCTTGTTCTGGAGTAGCAGTTCCTTGATTTATAAGACCAATACCAAAAGGGTCTCCATAAGTTGCTTGAAGAGATGGATCAGGTCCTTCTGTATCTGCAGGTTGTTCTTCTTCTGTTCTCTCATCTCCAAAGGTTATGCTTGCCCACCAATCTTTAATAGCCTGAACGTTTTCTTTAGCATTGCCTAAAGCCTTTTTCGCTTGTTCAGGAGTTCCTTGATATACTGCTCCGCGAGGCCCTCTTACAACATCGTCTTTATCTATATTAGACTTTAATAATTTCTGAAGTTCTCGTAACTTAGGATTCAAATCTTTCATAGCTGCGCCTAAAAACCCACCCACAGCAGATATAAATCCACCTTCACTATCTTCTTCTTCGCCAGCAGTCTCTTCCGTTTCAGCTCCAGCTAACTTTAATATAGAATTCCATGAATCAATAGGCAAAGCTCTGCCTTCCAAAATCGCCTGAACAAGAACAGCCTTACCCATTTGAAGTTCACTATCTAACTTAGAATCAATAACTCCTCCGCTAATAGTATTTCTATTATTTGTTATTGATGTATCTATGGTATCAAGTACAGTTTTGTACCTATCCATAAGAGATGTTTGTGCAGCAGTAGCTTTTGCTTCAGCCATGTATTCTTCTTTAAGAAGAACAGCTGAATAATCTTTTAATGATCCGCCAGCAGAAATTAAACCTGCGCTTAAGTTAATTGCCATATGGAACCTCCTGGGGAGCTAAGACTCCAGTTGGCTGCTCTCCCTGTTGAGGGCTTGAGTTTACTAAGTTAGTAAACATCTGCATTATAGATTCGCCAGTAAACTGTGGATCATCAGACTCTATTGCAGCGGCAATCGCATAAGTGAGAGCTTCACCCATAAACATCTGTTCACTTTTTTCATCTGGTAAATCTACTATATTTTCATACATAAGCAAATCTGTTAGCTCATGAACAACCTCTTCCATGATAGCTACTTCCATATCTCTAGATACTTCTTTACCATCTTCTTCTTCAAGAGCTATCTCATTAGTTACTAGGTTTCCAGCTATCTCTCCAATCATCTGAGGGCTACCATTGCCAGCACGTTCTAAAATATCTGGAGCTCCATCAGAATAAATGTATCTTACAATATTTTCTACAATGCCTTTAGACTGAGCAACCTCTTCTTCTGATAAATTTTCTATACCTAAATTAGCCATCTCCTGCTGCTCTTCAGGCATTGTTGATTTTCCACTTGGTATAGGCATTGGCCTTGCTTGTTCTTTTATCATAATAATTTACCTTAAGATAGCAATCCTCCAGTAGGTCGTTTAGGCATAAATCCTGGGCCAGTTGATGGGACGCCGTCAGCTCCAGAAGTAATAGGATTTGAATGGCCTATAAATGTTCCTGACTGAGCAGCTACTCTATTCTTCATTTGTAAATCAGCTTCTGCTGCCCCTGCTTCTGCCTCAAGAGCTGCATATCTATAATCCATCATATCTTCATGCATTGCAATTTTACTTGCAAGAGAATCTTCTGCGCTTGTGTCAGTAGCAGCTCCAATAGCCTCAAGTATAGAGCCAATGGTAAATGCTGTTCCAGAACTCATATTAGTAATGGAATCAAATATACCGCTTAATCCAGTACCGCCTAGAAAAGAGCCCTTCTTTGTGCCGCTAACAGCATTAGTTGAGCTCATTATTTGAGAATCAGAAAGATATTTTCCTGAAGTCCCATCAAAAGTCACAGAAGCATCAGGAGATAAATTAGAACCAATACCAAAAAAATTGCCAAGGCTTTTTGTAGCTTTGCCCACTCCTTTGCTTAGTCCTTGCATAAATGTTGTTCCGGTTCCTCCTCCAAATCCACCAAAAGCAGACAATCCAGCAGCACCTAAAGCAGCAACAGCAACCGCTTTAAAAATTCCTTTGCTTTTGCTTTTTTTCTTTTGGGTTACTGCAAGACCTTCTGTACTTAATGCAGATGTTTTATATTTTCTAGCCATTTTATATTATTCAATCCTCTGTATCATCTGTGCCATCTGTAAACCAATCAGGAGTTACTGCTGCCATAGCAGCCTCAGCTGCATCTGCGCCCATTCCTTCAGTAGTAACGATATTGCTACGAGCAGCAAGAACGGCTCTCCAGTTTGCTGCATTTTCCATAAGCTGCCTCATTGCTATGTCCATGCTCTGCTGTAGTTTCATAATAAATGACTGATAGTATGCTTGATTCTGTTGCTCCCTAAATTCATTGCTATAAGCCTGGTTTTGCATCCTCTGGTTCATGTATGCACTTGCATCCCTTTCTGCAATAGGCATAGCAACTGAAAGAATAGCGCTCATTACAGCTTCTTCAGCAATGGAACTATTTACCAAGCCGCGAGCAGCCATTGCTTGCATGGTCTTGGTTGTAGCAGCTTTAAATAAAGGATTATTTTTATTAATAAGATTTGAAAGTCGAGTTTCTAAAAGTTCAGAATTAACCCCATCTGCTACAATTTCGTCAAGCATAGGTTGCTGTAGTTGAGAGCGATCAATTGTACCAGCATCTGATGAAGTGCTTGATGATTCTGAAGCAGCTGGAGCGGGATCGGGAGAGGGGTCGGAAGCTGGGGCTGGAGTAGAAGAAGATGTTGATGACCCGCCGCCTCCACTGCTAGATGTTGGTGTAGGTGTTGGTGTAGGTGTTGGTGTAGGTGTAGTAGATGATAACATTCCTCCCATTGATGAAAATCTTCTAATCTCATCAGGTCCGGAACCGTATTTTGTAGGAGTTCTGGGAGCTCCCACATAACCAGCGCTAAGACCTTTTCCTATATGAACATATTTTTCAGCACCACCTGCTCCTTTGCCTCCCCCTACTGTAAGAGCTTTAGTAAAACCAGCAGCCTTAAGAGCGTCTTCTTTAGCTCGTAATTCTTTTGCTCTACGCATATCATCACGATAGTCGCCGCCGCCGCCGCCATCGCCGCCTTCTCTCAAGCTGGGAAGTCCGTGATCCATCTTTTTATTAGGCGATCCTTTTACAGCATCCCTACGCCTCAGAAGTTTTCTTTCTTCATTGGTTATATATGCAAGACTGGTATTGCCTTTTCCTTTAACTGGGATTTTCATCGTCTAATACCTCTTAGGGAATAGTTCACAACCGCTCCTTGAAGAGTAATTGGTTTATCATAAATAGATTCGTTCTTAATAATAAGACCCATGTTAGTTCCTATGCCGTTTATTTTAACTCTTTCTGAAGCAACAACAGTAACACCAGTAGTATCACTAGATATATCATCTTCATTCCACTGATCTGCTGTAACATTAATAGTATATGATGAAGCGGCAGGAGAACTGCGAGGGCTATAAGTCCCTCCATAATCAAAGCTTGGCTGTATTGTTAACGTTGTTGCTGTGTCAGCATTAACCTCTAGATTAATATCTCTAAATCTTTTCTTTGATTGAGGAGAGCCATAGTTATAGTAAGAGGTTCTTATAAAAGATGGAACTGATAGACCATCAAAACTTGTTCCAGAATCAATCTTCCTCACATACCCATCATCAAACCCACCATATATAACTTCAAATCCATTAGAATCTTCAGCTGAACATACAGAATATATCTGATGTTTAAGTGTAAATGGCATAATCCCTTGGTTCTGCCTATTTATGTAAGTCATAGTAATACCTGTTTTATCGTTAAAGAATAAACGGTATTGATTCTTAGCTCTAATTTTTACTGAAAGTATAGCCTTGTCTTTTTTCTTCTGCATATATGGATCAATAGAATCAGAAGCAACAGCAGACTGAAAATCACCAAAAGCTTGCACAGTAAAGACAGATGTAATACCTCTATCATCCAAGAAAAATGTTTGGTCCATCTTTTGAAGAGTGTACGGTATTGCTCCTGTTCCTTGATGGAATCTTTTAAGTGCCCAATCTGCAGCTGAAGAACCATACAACATAAACGTTTGGTTTCTAGTAAATATAGACATTACATCGTTTATTTCAGTAGAGAATCCTGAGACTACGTCTCCAACCGAAAGTTCAGCAGCTCCAGTTATCGCGCTCCATTTATTTGGAGCCCCAATACTTGAATGCTGTATTGATCCATTCGGGTAAGAATAAAACAAATGTTTTGTGTGAGCTATAATATGCTCTGGAGTATCTGTGCTTGTACCAGTTTTAATTTTAATAAAAGTAGTGCCATCCCAAGAAAACCCATTGTCTACAGTATTAACTCCATACATAGTAATACCTGTAGCATCTCCACGGAAGTTATAATTTATAAACTCATACTTGCCGTTTGGTGCAAGAGTTTGTTCATATGTAGTTCCGTCTGCAACAGCAACAGTAACAGATGTTGGTTCAGCCGCTCCATTTACTAAAGCCTTACTTGAACCAGATACATTTATATTCTCGTTATTTGTCCATGTTCCAGTATTATTTTTTACTGAAATATATCCAGCTGCATCTGAACCAGCGTACGATCCAGATGTAATAGTAACGCTAGTAACCTCTGCTGTATTGCCAGATAAAGCACCTGTTATAGTATCTCCAGCACTAATTTCTGATGTCCCTGCATCAAAAGCAAGTAACGGCATTTGAATATTTTCATCATCTTGGAATGTTCCTGTTATGTTTCCCAAGACCATTGATCCAGCGGCGCCAGTTTCCCATAAACCATAATAAGATATACCTAGCAAATCAGCTTGAGCTCCGCTAGTAGCTCCTGTTAAAGTTGTTGGTGTTCCAGTTGCTCCTGGAGTAGGCTCTCCATTTGTAGTGGTCCCATCAAAATTTAAAGCAGTACCAAGACTTACTTCAGACCATCCCGCGCTGGATGACTTGTACATTCCAGCAGAAGCTCCGCCAACTTTATTTCTAAAAGCATAAATATATCCATTGTAGACCCAGACACCAAGCACTGAGCCTTCTCCCGGAACAACTGTAATTATGCTTCTTTGGTCCTCTATAGCTGATCTAAGCTCAGTTACTAGAGATGCATCAGCATCAGCATCTCTTAAAACTGGTGGACCATAGGCAACTGATGTTGCATAAAGACCCATTAGCCAATCCTAAGAGCAGACAATTGACCGTAGTTTAGATATATATTTTGACTACTGCCGTTGTCATGCTTGATTCTTGCATACACATCAGTATATGTAGTGTGTCCAGTGCAGTCTATAATACCGCTCATGTTAAAGTTAGCAACATCATTAGCATTAGTAATGTATTCAATTCCTTTTAATGCAGGAGAATCCGTTGCGCTTCCTCCGGTATTGTCAGTAGAAACCATTGCAGTCCAAATAATATTGGCTGTTGCGGCTTGCTTTATGCACAAGTTACATGAAACAAAATAAAATCCTTTGTCATATATTCTTATTTGATCATTTGCAAAATCAGCATCAGCGCCAACAGTTGTAGAAGAAACGGTTCCGGTATCTTGCGCTACATCTGATCCAGATGATCCTAATGAAAAGTCAACGGTTACTGTAGTACCATTTGCAATTGCTTGTACAGCGGGAGTGCCATCGCCTGCAGCATTATTTATACAGGCATATCCTCCCATATCTGACTCTACATATTGGCGTAACATCTGTGCTGTAATTGCGCCTGTAGTATTGTCAGCAAAACTCGTGCCTGTTAAAACTGCTCTAGTTTTTCTTAAGGCTGTAGGTGTTCCCATTATTTATACTCCACATTAAATGCGCTACCAAAAGCGCTGTCTTTATTTAAAAATAGCAAGGTTTCTCCATCTTGCAGTGTTCCGCTTGTTACTATAAAATAAACATATCCTTCACCATTTGACCCAGCAAAAGAACCTGCGGCAGAATCTCCAGTAACATCTTCAATGCTAACTTGAAGTATTGACCCTAAAGCTCCGCTTGTCTCTCCCTTTATCATGTCTCCTGTAGATGGAATTTGAAGATCAAAAGCCGTGCTATAAGCGCTGCTAAAAACAGAATCTTTAGATGTTCCAAGAGTAAAAGGAATTCTATAATATACAACCTCAGATGGAAGTGTCTGTCCGTCAGCCCTTTCATAACCATCTAATCTCTGATACCTTCCCCTTATGTCTACCTCAAAGTTATCCGCAGATACACACTCTCCAGGAGTAATGGTTAACGCCGGATCAACTAAATTTATTCCTCCAGTAAATGGAAAATAACTAGACCTTATACTTGAAGGCGTAAGAGCTCTATTACGTAACTTTGTCATTCTGGTCTAACTGTATAGTTAAATAAATCCTGAACCTTAGAAAACCTTCTATTCTTTTGACCAGGAAGCTGATCAGACTCTAACTTATCCATTAAATCCTCAAAAGATGCCAATGCTCCATTAAGTATTTCAGGTGCATCTTCATTCTCTCCGTAATATATCTTAGCTCTAGCAATAATAATATTATGAAATCTGGCTGGTATAGGGGAAGTATCTGAATCTGCTGAAAGCTCAGTAGGAGTCTTCCAATACTCCACAGAAATAGATGTAGTTGTATCAGGAGTTGGGTACACATCTAGAACATTGTCAGGTTTTACAGCAAATACTTCAGGCGTACCTGAGTCTATAACCCCAAGTTTATATTCAAGCTTGTATTCGTCCCAATCCATATAGTCAAGCTCTTGGTAATCGTTGGTAGCTTTAGACCAAACAATAGCATCAAGATTCCAGTTTCCTAAGTCAGCTGGAGATGACAAAGTTGATGTGCCAGCTGATGGTGTAATAGTGGCTTCAGTCCACAAAAAATTCCAGTTAAACCATCGCCTTTGAATATCTAAATCAGCTTGTTTAACATAGCGAACAACAGCAGTCTCCTCTTCTGAAAGATCAGAAGCAGTAACGCTTGAAGGTCCAGTGCCTGGTATCCCTATATCTCTAGCCATATCCTGGCATAAAACTAAATAAGTGCTCATTTTAAGTTCTTCGCTATATCCATGTAAACTTTACCTACAGGTATTTTTGATGCACACAAAGCACCCCCGGTTTCTTCATCCCTATTACAAGTATCAAATCCATGATGCATTTTATGGCATGGATAACACTCTGCCTCAAACGGTTCAAAAGATGTAGTATTATTCCAATACTTGCTTAAGTTTTCTTTAGAGGAGTGAGATAAAAATAAAGACTTATGAACATTATTATTAGATGACACTGAATTTAATACTCCAGTTTCAGGGCCAACAACTACATTACATAGCTTAACTAAAGTTAGCACATCTCTAATAGGCCAATCTCCAGATGTAGTTATAACCCTTCTTTCTTTTTCCCAACCTTGTTCAAGAATTTTACAAGCATAATCGCCAACAGTAATAAATGTAACGTCTTTACGATTATCAAGAAACTTGGCCATTAACTGATCATTTCCTGGCCATACTTTATGAACAGAAGAACCAGACAAAACATTCATAACAAGGTATTTAGTCTTTACTTTTTTCTTCTTCCAGTCTTTTATTCTAGACTCTTCTTTTTTTGTTGGGTAAAAAGAAGTATCAAATTCATAATCTACTTCAGCAATGTCATGCATTCTTTCCATGTAATTAACATTACACTCAGAATGAATATCTTCTTTACTCCATTTAAACTTTTTATCTCCAGCAATTAAAACTGGACCATGTTCTAATTGAATGGTCCTGTCCCCAACAATTAATAAACTTCCTTCTACAGATTCTGAAAATTGTATTACTTTATCGAACAGTCCATAAAAATGATCCCAATAATCATCTAGTTTATCTGGATATATTTGATTAGTTCTTTGTACCAAAAGCTCATCAACATAAGGATTAGACCTTAATATGTCTTTTCCTGTTTCATTGGTGTTAACACAAACTCTATATCCCTGATTTTTCAACAAAGGTAATACTGAACTTGTTTGCAGTATATCTCCGAAAGCTCCATATCTAATTACACAAACTGTTTTTTCTTTCCTTATCCCGCCAAAATCTTCTGGGGTAAAGTCTTTTATTTCCTTTTCAGGAACTGTTATTATTTTCACTTACTTGTTAGTAGCTCCATCCTGAAACAGACATTCCAGAACGAACCATACGGCCATTAACCCTAGCTTCGTTGTTAGACCTTGGCTGTTCAGCTTTGTACATTTCACAACGCTCATCAAATAACTGGCTTCCGCTAGTGTATCCTTTTTGTTTTGGTTCTGTAGAACCATATCCTTCTAAAGGAGTTTCAACTTTATCGCCAATGTAAGCAGTGATTACGTTAATATTCATTTTGTTCTCCTAAATGAATTGGGGGAGAGTTGCCCCTCCCCCGCTTCAATTATGCAGTTTCAAACTTCCCGTGAGAAGTATTGACGCTACCTTTTACAACGCCGATAGGCTTCTGGTCAGGACCTTTGCTGTCCATCCCCATAGAAGCTGGAGATTCGTTAGCAAAAGATTTCTTTTCAGAAAGTCCGTTATCGGGCATTTTACCACTTGCGCTGTCTTTCATATTGCCTCCTAGTACCATTCGACTTCAACATATGCATAGCCTTTTCCTGCGGCAGTACCGGAATCAACGCACTGAACATAAGTAACTTCAATTTGCGTATCAGCAGGAAGTGCATCAGAAATGACTGCATTCGTATCGTCTTGGTTGTTGAAAACATTGGTAGCTGCAGTAGTGTCGGCAATTTCCAACTGACCATAAGCATTAGGGTCAGAAGAAGTACCTACCAAAACTTTGCCAGTAGTAGAATCATCAGCAAAAGTTTCTGTTACATGAACACCAATATTTTTCAGGCTACCCTGTTTTCCGCTAGGACCTTTAAAGCTCCATGCAGTTCCAGTACCAGCACCGAAATCGGTTTCAACCGTATCCTGGTAGATATAGGCTCTTGGATCGCTATAACTCATGATATGTCTCCTTAAGCCGCGCTATCCCACATCACAACGCGTGACTGGGCTGCTTGTGTGTGAACGAGGCCGAAACCTCCCAAATAATACCACGCAATCCCACGGTCCCTTCCGAAGTCGCCAGGAATTTTTCCGCGAATTTCTTCAGGAACAGCGATTGCTTCAGCAACGGTATCTTCACCAAAGAACAGGCACCAATCAGACTTAGAGTTGGTCCATGCGCTTGATGCAGTACCGAGAGCTGCGGCACCCTTATGCGTCTGCTCAACAAAACGCACACCCTCATAACGGCCAATCTCACCGTTCATGATCATCTGGAAACCGGCATCAATATACTGCTTGATTCCTTCCAGATCATTTTTAAGAGTGCGGTACGTTGAAGGACGTGAGATAGAGTAATAATCATCTTCAGCATAAGCCGGGATGTTACGCTCTTTCATTTCGTCTACAATCAACTTAACGTGTTCTTTTCCAAGAGCAACGTTATTGTTGACTGCACATACGCCATTTTCAGTAACTACCAAAGAAGTCGTACTCGTACCAGCAGTAGGAACAACGCGAACTTTACACGCGTCAAACTGCACAGCAGCAAGATTATCGAATCCTTTAGTAGCATCGTTTTTCAGCACTTTCCTGATAACTTCGGCCACAGGCTGCTCAGAGAGATCATCTAATTTACCAGTATACGGCACACTGTTACCAGCTTCCGTAATGGTCATGGTTCCCTGAGAAATAGTGAACGAGGTTTCTGGGATCGTACTTGTTTCAGTCAGCGTGGTGCCCTGAGTGGCAACATCGCTGTACACGTTCCAGTGGAATGTATCGCCTCGGTGAAGACCCTGATGCGCTGCGTCTTTAACATCGCAGAACTGACGGAACTTTACCATCGGCTGAACTGCCATGCGAAGCAGGCGGCTCAGATTGTCGGCATACATATAACCACCAGAGGTGTTAACTGACCATACTTGTCCAGCCATAATTAACCTCCAAAAGAGTTATATAGTTTGGCCTCTAGCTTTACGCATTTCTGCAACAATCTCAGAAGGTGTCAAAGGAACACTTTCTTTTGAACTGTTAGCTGAAGCTCTAACTGATTTAGGTTGTCTCACAATTTTTTTCTTGCGATTAAACCTTCCATTTGATTCAAGACTAATTCCAGCCCACTCACGAGTATACTCAGCAGCTGCATTGATAATCTGCGACGGTGTCCAATCAGGATTCTCCTGCGTCAGGGTAATCGTCTTCCTATCTGCAATCGCTCGAAGCTCTTCAGACTCAGCAATATCGGGATAGTCTTCATTAAAAGATTTAACTGCATCTTCTAATTCAGCCTGATAAGCTGCTCTCTGAATATGCTCTTGCTCTGCTTTTTTTCTTGCTTCATGAGATACAATAGCTTGATTTACAACCTCTTGTATGTTCTGGGTAGCGTTTCCGCGCCCACTACTTGCCAAGGTTCTGAGTAATTTAGCAGCCTCCACTGCGTCATCTTGGAATAATGCTTCGTGATATTTTTCGACAATGTCGTCAACATCACTAACTTCTTCCTTTTTCTCAACGTCCTGACCAGATGGTTGAGATTTTAATTGTTCAAATTGTTCTTGTAAATGCTGCTCTCTATACAAAAGCTCGCGCTCTTTTACTGCAGCAGCTTGAAATTTTTCTTGAGAAGCTTTATCTTTTTGATGAGAAGACTTTAAAGAATCAAACGAAACATCTACTTCTTCGCCATTAACCTTTATTTTTGTAAGCCATTTTTCTCCATCATGCCAAACCGGGGCTTCTGGAGTATCTTCTAAAACTTCTTGAACATCTTCAACACCTTCTTCTTCCCTTCTCCTGTTGTAGATTTCTTCTAAAGCTTTTTCTCTAGCAGAAAGAGGGTTGACTGGGGTGGTTATATCTTCTTCGGTTTGCGTTTCCGTTACTTCTTCTGTTACTACAACATCTTCTGATTCTAACGCATCCTCTTGGGTAGCGTTTTCCATATTAGTATCTCCTTATGGTTCTAAATCACCAGAAGATTTATATTTCGCAATCTTATCAGCATTGTCTCCTTCTTGTATAACGCTATCAAACCACTTAAGCGATTTTAAAGGTGTTGAGAGATCAGAAATAATCTTCCGGTACTCTTTTAGCTCCTCTTCTTGGGAGCCGTTAAATCCATTGAGCCCAATCTTTTCTAAATTATCTATGCCTTGTCTATACTGAACTAAAGCCTTTTTTAGTATTGTTTGCCCAACAGAAGTATTTAAAAAATCTCTAGTAGCGTGTCCTATTCTAATTCGTTTTACTAGATCATCAATCCCGATTTCACGGGGATCATAATATTCCATATTATCCTACTGCATAAGGTATTTGATTGTAATCATTTCTAGCCATAACACCAACATCACCCTCGGCAACCATTTCTTCTTGCCTAGATATTTCAGCGTCAGCTATTTGATTAATCAAAGCCTCTCGTTGTAACATTAATTCCGCCCTTCTTGTAGCTACATCTTCTTGTTTAAGTTGAAGATCAAGATTCTTAATCTGACCTTCCATCTCTTTCATTCTAATTTGAGCACCATACTTCATATTAGCTGTTTCAAGGTTGCCTTGCTGTTTCATTTCTTCTATACGAACCCTGTTATCAAGCTTTCCTTGTTCGCCTTGTATGTAAGATTGCATCTCCTGCATTTGAGCCATAAGCTCTGCAACCTGTGGGTCTTCTTCCATCTTAACAAATCTTTCACCATCTTTGTATCCAAGCTGACCAAACACTTCTTTAACAACTTCTGGAACATTTAAACTTTGAGCAAAGCCAGGAAGTTCTCCAAGCATCTGGATACCAGACACAAGATTTTGCACTCTTCTTAATGGGTCTGTAGCGCTAATGCCTACATTAACTTTAAGAAGAACTTCATACTTTAAAAGATCATCTACAGACCCTTGGTATTTTTCATTAACTTGGGCAGCTGCATCTCCAGCCAGCTCAAGTATAACTGCATCAGTTTCATAGTATTGTTCAAGCCGCATCAGCTGCTTAAGTACGCGCTCCACCCATGTCTCTGAAAAAGTCCTCAAAACATATTCAGTAACTGTGCCACTATTACTTGCCATGAGAGACATACCACCAACGGTCTCGTTGAGTGATCGTGCACCCTGTACCGTCGAGGTTGAGAAGTTTCCTTGCAACTCATCAAAGTCCATGTTTATTCTGTCTTGCTCAGCATATGCAGAACCAGTTACATCTCTTGTATCTATAACCCTAACATCAGCATCTGGATCATCCATCTCAACCGCGCCGCCAGGTACAGAACGAAACAAAGCGTCAAGATCAATGTTTCTATCTCTTCTTATATGATATCTTTTGTTCATTGCAAGACGAACATTATCAAACCTTTGATTCCATATATCATTAGCAGCGGCCTGAAGCTCTTGCGTTAACTCTACAGTACCTGCTGGATAAATTCTATGAGACTCTACATTAGTATACCCCATAACATAAGGGCGCTCTCCATTCCTAAGCCACGGGTATACTTCTTGCAATGGCGTGGGAGTTGAAAGCATTGCATCAGTACCAACTGTAAAATAACACCAATCTATGCCTTCTTTTTTAATAATATTTTTATGTATAAATACAATTTTATAAGAGTCTGTTTCTCCATACCCAGCTTCATTATCAAGCCTATCTTCTCTTGGCTCGTCTCTAACTAATCTAGTAGAGTTGTCTTTATCGTCTGAATCAGCAGCTAAAAGCTCTCCAATAGGAACATCAATCCATTCACCTTCTTTAATTTTTTGTTGTACATCTTGAATATACATTGGAATAATGTGTATTATATAAGGACTGCTTTCAATAGGATCATGCCAATCAGCTGCTGGATCAATTCTAATATTTTCTGGAGAAATAAGATCAATAACCGGTTTATCTTTTATAGATGTTTTTTGAGTAGACAAAACAGGATTTCCATTTTCATCCATTATAGCTTTATTTTTGCTATCTACACTAATGTAAGATTCTTCCTGCTCTTCGTAATCCCAATATTGATGACTTACACAAACACCCTGAACAGCAGCGTCTTGAAGAGCTGCAGACATTGTTTGAAACCAAGGAACTGTATTAGTTAATCTATATTGCATTATAGATTGTGATACAGAAGCTGCTGCAACCTGCTCCATATCATTAGGATTTCTTGGCTGAACACTTACAACATCTTCATTTGTAAAAAAAGCAACAGCCATTGCTGACTGTAAATTTCTTACTGCTGTTCTAGTTTTTGGCCTAAAAAATCTTGATCTTTTTTCGTAAGCTCCTGTATTATACTTGGAGCCAGGAGGATGCTGGCTATTAAATAAAGATATACTTTTTTCCCACTGCTCTCTAAGATTTGAGTCAACCCAGTCACTAGACTCATCATAAGCTTCACGAGCAATACGCAACCAAAAATTTTCTCCTATAACAGAGTTATTATCCATTTGTTCAATAGATTCATTTTCTGAACCTTCTGTTGGTGGCTGCGGTTTAATTCTGCTCATTAACTATATTCTCCGTTTAACTTTCCTTTGTGATCCATTTTTAAATCACTATACAAAGTATCATTAAACTCTCCTCTTTTTTGTCTAAATCTTTCTAGTATTTCTCCTCCAGCCATAACAACCATTTTGTAATCATTATCTATTTTATCAGAATGAAGAACAAATCCCCAGTTACCTGAAAGTCTCATAGACTTAACGGCAACAATTCCATCCATTACATTAACTGCCCAAAGCCATCCTGGATATTTTTCTTCTAATTTTTCTGCAACATTTTTTGCTAAAGTATGATCTGTTGCTTTAAATATACTAGATTTTTCAACATCAAAATGCATTATTTTTTTACCTTGACTTTTCTTTCTGTAGAATAAAAAATTCTATTTCCATTATTAAATACATACATTGGCTTTGGAGCATTAAGAGATGGGTCTGCTTTGTAACACTCTTCAGACCAGCTAATTTTTTTTTCTTTTTTTGTATTTTCCATAATGTATATTAAACTATATGACTATTATTTCTGGAACATATTTAGGATCACCAACATAAGGCCACTGCGGTTCATAAGGAACAAAGACTAAGTTTCCTGCTGAATCTATAGTGAAGGTATAAGTGACTCCAACACTTGGAAAAAGCGTTCCAGTTGCCCAAGTATCTGAACTACTAGACCAACCTCCAGAAGCATCATCCCACCTGTTAAAGTCAAGACCAGTTAAATCTGCTTTATCTGGAGTAAATATATGCCCTGTAGTAGACAGAGGCAAGAACCCTGTCAAGGACATGCTTCCTGAAGGAACGTACCAAAGTTGCGCTAAAGCAAAATCAGGCGAAGATCCAGTAAGAGATAAGGAACCTGCGTCCGGTTGGTTCTGACCTGTTTCTACAGCACTAGGAGCAAATGCTACATCATTCCAGTTTGTAGCGGCATTAGACCAAATACCTCCATAGTCATCCCAACTATATGTTTGGAGTATTTGTATAGATGCATTATCTGGAGATATAACAAACCCAGTACCATCAACTGGAGCAAACCCTGTTAAAGTTTGAGTAGCCGCAGTTATTACAAAATTATACATTCTCCCTATATCAGGAGAATAAGCAGTAAATGTTAAATCTGCTTTATCAACAGAATCATCTGACCCAACAGCCATCTGAGGAACAGGGCCGGTATTCCAATAACCCGCAGAATCTCTCCACGCACTGGTTAATTGATCCCATTCATAAGACTGCAATATCTCAAGATTAGCAACGCCGGGAGATATAAAATACTGTCTACTAATTAAGGGTACTGAAGAACTTAATGTTAGATCGCCCTTGTCTGGTGATAAAGCAGGGCCGTCCCAAGCCCTAGAAAAAAGTGGGTCGTCCCATCCTCCTCCAGTTGCAGACCAAGATGATATAGACATTTAAAACCTCTAAGTTATTAACTATTCATATAAGAATATTTGCTTTTGTAATGTACACAGGATAAGAGTAACGTTTTTTTAAAACCTCTTCTTTAATTTCTTTTCCAATTTTTTTATCATCAACAAAAGACATGCCATTTTGTTTTATTATTTCAGGAGATTCTCCTGTATATCTATGCATTTTGTTTACGCCATTTGTAGAATAGAGTTCCGCAAATGAAAGAATTAAATTCTTAACTCCTATATTTTCTATTATTGGAAGCATAGAAAATATTTTATCTCTGCAATGCGGTATAAGAGGAGTCTCTACAGAAACATCCATTTCTTTTTTTACTAAAGAAATCTTATCGTAAGAATTAAAATTTGATGCTAAAGGATTTATTACTATTTCATTTATGCCAAAATCTTTTAAAGAAAATAACATATCTTTAGTAAGCAAAGAACCGCTAGTGTTTATAACTCCATGTCCTTTTATCCCTAAATCCCTGTACACTTGCATATATGCCTTTATGACAGGTATATAAAATAAAGGATCACCTCTACCAGTAAACACAAAACTAATTATACTTTCTTTTCTTTTTGAAAAAAATCTTTTTATAGATAATTTCCAATCTTCTTTAAATTCCCAATCTTCTGGAAATTTCCAATTAGATGCTCTTTTATTTCTTAAATCTTCAACAACAAGATTGTTATCTGAACTGAAGTAATCATCAACGCACGTAGGACAATCCATATCGCAAACATTAGGCAAGCCAACTGTTTCCCCCAAATACACTGTCCAATGAATTCCTTCTGGATTAAGATATGATGGAATCATTTAAACTTCATTGCCAAAGAAAGCCTATAATACGGAGATAGATTTGTAGATGGTCTTATTATATGAGGAATACTAGAGTCAAATATAATTAATCTGTCTGTTTTGTACTGAGAACAAAATTCTATATTCTCACCACTTTGGTCTAAAAATAAAGTGTCTCCTCCAAACTCAATATTCCAATTATTGCTTGGATAATACAACGCAGTAACTCTAGAACCGCCGCCAGAATCAGTATGAATATGAAACCTGTCAGATGGAGTAACCAGATTAATGTTGCAATTAAACATACTGTCTATAGAAACTGAATGTTTATTTTTTATGTCTACTGAAAGATAATTAAAAAAATTTGAATTAACTACATCATCTTTGCTATAAGCAGACATCATTGAAGTATGATGTTTTACATTGCTATCTGGAGCATCTATACCAACTGGTTTAAAAAAAGAGTTTAGTAAAAAGGTAAGTAATATTTGGCTATTAGAAAACCCAAAAGCATTGTCATAGACAAATACTTCCTTTTCTTCAATGTTAATTTTTTTTACGATTTTGGATACTTCGCTTTTATTTCGTCTACTTTAGACTTCCAAGAGTCTAGCCCATTTTCAACAATATGTTCTATCTGATTTTCTGCTGATCCATAAGCCTCTAATCTGTTTTCAATCCAACTTCTTTCTTTACCAGTCCAAACCTGAATCCATTGAGAGCCGTCCCATTCTATATCTGGAACATTATATTCCCATCCATCTTTAACTGGCTTTTCAACTTTAGTAACTTCGTCTGGAGAAACCTGAGATTTTTCTTTTGGAACCAAAGACCAAGTTCTTTTCCAAGTTCCGTTATCATGTTCAGGAGTGCCTTCAACGGCCATCTGTCCTTTACCAGTAGGTGCGGGAGTATTTTCAACAACTACAACCCCATACCCAGATGCGATCTCATCTCTTGATAAAGAGTCTTGTGGAAACGATACTTTAGGATTATCTGATCTTAAATTATCCAATGTATACGGATAAGCCGATACTTGGTTATTTTCTATTTTAGCATACATAATTATAGTTCCATTAGTAAATTGATTACTATCCTTCTTGAGTAATTAATTGGATTGCTTGATGCGTGATATTGATAAGCGTCAAAATAAACTAATCTATTCTCAGTTACTTCGGACTTATCTTTAATATGAACAGACTTTGGTAGTGGTGAATAGTCTTTGTTTGATAAAGGATTACACGATCTAGTCCAAATATCTTTATCTAAATTATCTCTTAAATTTTCATCAAAGACATAAGTTGGCCCGTCAGAATCAATTAAATAATAAAGAGCAGTAATATATTCTTTTCCATTATCTTCATTTATATCTGTGTGTGGAAAATTGTATTGGCCCATTTTAAAATCTTTATCTTTCAATATAAGATTGGCTTTGCATCTAACAATTTTTTTATAATCTATATTGGTTTTATCAGCAAAAAGCCAAAACATAGGTTTTAATCTTTCCCAATAATCGGAACAATAAAATTCTCCTGTATCAAGCATAAAAAAATGAACAAACTGAGAGGTTTCTTTTATATTTTTATCTACAATAGACGGTTTTTTAGCCTCATCATTACCACGATAACTCATTGAATCGTGATAAAACCAAGGAAAATTATGACTAGCAATAATTTCTACAAGTTCTTTTTTATAACGGTTTGGTAAAAAATTGTCTACTATATTCATACAGATGATAACTTACTCATCTACTACTTCTACAAAAACTCCCCCGGCTCCACCTGCTCCGCCCGGAGAAATATGGTTAGCCCCAGTACATCCGGCAGTCCCATTTCCGGAGGCTCCTCCTGCGGCGGCAACTGTTCCGTTATTGGTATAAGTTCCTGCATGTAGTATTAGTATAGCCCCCCCGCCTGTGCCGCCACTATTTGCCGCCGCATAGCCTGAGCCATTAGTTGATCCTGCCGCTCCAGTAGCCAAAATACTGCCGCCACTATTCACAGTAAGATTACCTTTAACAATAAGAATTAAAAGACCACCCGAACCATCTTCTGCCTCAGTAAAACTTACGCCTTCTGTGTTACTGGTCCCTGAAGGATTTCCCGCTCCACCTGCCGCTCCAGATGAGCCACCTGCGGTTCCCCCGGCTCCACCTGGCCCGCCATAATCTGCTCCGTCGTTTCCGGGATATGCTGAATGCCGAGCCACGGCCCCTCCGCCTCCTGACCCACCAGAAAAACAACCACCTGCGCCGCCTGCGCCAGATGTGCTTGAAGGGGCACCATACATATAAACCGCCGCTCCAGAACCTCCTCCTCCAGTGCTAATTGGAAGACTAGAAGACCCTGCGCTTCCAGTGTTTCCTGCGTTTCCTCCGGGGGAGCTTGAATTGCCGCAACTAGGAGTGTTTGCTGACGCAGCGCCTGACGCTCCCGCTTTAGCAATAGTATAAATTTTACCATCGCCATCAATACCAGTTTGATTAGCAACAGCCGCAACTGCGGCGCTACCAGATCCTGCAAAATCAGCGGCGGCTAAAGTTTCAGAAGAACCTGATTTTAACATAGGCAATCTTAATCCAGTAGAACTAACAGCAGAACTATCATTACCACCAGACGAGGTAGGATTAGAACTGCCGCCCTTTAAAGCCATGCTCAAAGTACCACTAATAGTACAATCACCTTTTACATAAACAAGTAAACCGCGACATGGTTGATCTACTGTAACAGTATGCCCTGCTCCTATTGTTAAACTTGAATAGTTAGCAACATACATATCACCATCGTAAGAGCCACTTTTGTTTGCAACTGTAAATGTTACATTTCCAGAAGTAGTTACCGCACCATCAGAACCATCTCCAAAATAGTTACCGCTTCCGGCAGCGGCGGCAAATAACGCTGCTTTTTCTGCTCCTAAAGGCATATTTGTTCTCCATTAAGCCATTGCTAGGCCAGCCGCAAACCCATACCAAGTAGTGCCACCGTCTATTGTGGTAAAAGTAAGTATGTCTTTACCGCTAGTAGTTAAAGTAGGAGCCGATCCTCCTGCCCAATCAACACTTCCGGGCCAGTTTACAGTTTGAGAACCTCCATTAGTTAGGAGCATAGTAAATGAACCAGAATTAGCAGATGCGGGGGGATTACTAAAAGTAAATGTGTTAGCACTTGTATCCACAGTAGCACTGTGTACGTTACCTAAAGTAAGGTCAAAATCTTGAGTTCCTCCTCCGGTTCCACCAATAGCATTATGAGTTTCTGCGTAATCTTTAAAGTTTGGTCGCTGAACCACATAATCAGCATGGTTAACAATTCCAGAGCCATCGGCAGTAACGGCTTTTGATGCCTCTACTGTACCAACAGATGATACATCTACGTAGTTTAATTCTGCGGTACTAGCAGTGCATCCGTCAAGTTTGTTTATTTCAGCCGCTGATGATGTAACCAATGTCCCTGCTAACTTAAGACCGCCATCTACAAGATCATGTGATGCAATATCTATGGTTTCATTATTACCGGTAGCGCCAATAGTAATAGCACCGCCTGCGGTCTGAGTAACTGCTTTTGAGTTTTCAGAAGTACCAAGAGTTGTGATATCAAGATAGTTTAACTCAGTGGTGCTTGCTGTAACTCCATCCAAGAGGTTGAGTTCCGCCGCAGTCGTAGTCACTGCCGCCGCACCAAGTGTGGTAAACTGATCTTGTAGCACAGACTTTATAAGTCTAAGGTGATCATCTCCCTGAGATATAGGATCAGTTGCAGTGGGATTTGTATCTACAAGTTGACTGATATATGTTGCGCTTTCTAGTGCCATAATAACCCCCTACGATAATTCAAAAATGCCACTAGCACTAGGAGTAACTGTCAAAGTATTATCCTGTGCCAATGTAAACTGGGAAGTAGTTAGCCTAGAAAAACAAACTAATTTACCTCCTGCTTGATATATAACAGCGTATTTAACATTTGCAATAGTTCCGCCTGTTGCAGTCCATACAACAGCAGTCGAATCAAAACGATATTTATCGGTTGCAACTGAAGCCCAAGTTCTTGCCGTTACTGATGCTCCACCAGTAGCATAACCATTACCATTGGAAACCTCGTTACCTAAAGATGCCTGTGTAGATAGTGTTTTGGTATTAACATTAGCACTTGCAGCGCTTGTGTGCAGAGCCATGTAAAACCCTGTGCCTGTACCATCTAAATCAAACTGGCCGTTGCCTAAATATTCCCTAAAGGAATTATAAAAACTCCATGCTGTAGCCGCCATTTTAAACGTCCTCCTTAAACTTTAATGAATCTGGATTTTTAATTATGTGTGAAATAAGGCCATCTCCATGCACAGCCAAATCATAGTGTTCGCCAGTTTTTGATATCATATCTACGAACTCTTTTGCTTGATGATAGTGGGCGGCAGTACATCTAAATTCTTTTCCCGCTACAACCACATCTAACTCCTGCTCTCCATCATTTTCGGGTTGCTCGTAAGCATGATGATCTCCTTTAATACAACTATCAAAACCATACATTTCAAATTTACGAAACCCTAACATCCTAAGTAAATGAACAGCCCTTAATGCAACTGTTGCGCCGCCCATTACAGGATAGTATTCTTTTCCATAAACCTCTTGTAACAAATCAAAATTATCGTCACCCGCGCAATGCCAAATCCAAACACTGTTACCTTTTAGAGTCTCAAAAACAGAAGGATGACACTGAGATGAAATAAAATATTTACAATCATCTAACAATGGATGCACGAATCTATTATTAAATTCTCTGCTATCCAACATTACCATTCCAGAAGGCTCTAATCCGTTGTCAACGCAATACTTATGAGAGCCATTAACAGTAATTACTGGCATCCCATTTTTTCTTTTTTCTAACAAATCATCAAAAGTATCTTTTAGTGAAGGGCCACCTAAAACGATTCCGACCACTTTATCCCACTGTGTTTCATAAGGCCGTACTTGCGGTAACCCTCTCTTGATGTTTGTTTCAATGTTGCTTCTAATTTTTTCAACATCTTCATTAACGCCGCAAACAATTTCTGGAATAGGCTTTAACACGCTAACAGAAGGGGGTTCTGAACGAACACCCATTTGGATTGACTCCATTAATTAACTCCTTTAGTTTATGGAGAGGTAAACACCATTCTTATTTCAAGTCCCAAAGTTCCGGTAGAGACAGCATCTACATCTATTCTAAGAACATCTCCTGTAGAAACATTATTATCTCCGCCAATTACAACAGGCGTTGCGGCAGTACTAGAATCTTTTTCGTTAAGGTCTATTGTAATTGGAGTCGATAAAATATCCAAACCTTTAGTTAAGTTATGTATTTGGATATTTGTCAAACTTCCACTGCTTCCGGCAGTATAAACATGCGCCTCAACAGACAAAAGATTTTTACCGTTAAGAGTAGATGGAATAGTAACATGAGTAATTCCATTACCTACTGAAGGCCCAATACCGTCAGCAACACACTTGACCATCAAAGTCCTATTAACAAAAGCTAAAACATCTTGCGGAAGAATTGCTCTAGCTGCTCCAGAAGAAACATCGTAAAATAGCAACTTATCAGTGGTAGCATCTATAGAATCTACAGTTGCAAGATTAGGTATAACTTCTTGCTTATCGTTGTTAAGATTAGTAAGATTAGCATCCATTTCCACAAATGATAATGGACTACCTTTTGTTTCTCGTAATGTAATTGTTGCCATTAAAATTCTATCCTGTATGTAGCCGCTATACTATCTTCGGAGTACCTTAAGTTGTAGTCTCCAGATTTTAGCCCTAACTCGTAACCGTTGTCATCAAAGTGTAGTTTTAGTTTCGGCTTTTCCTTTAACATTGCGAAGAGGGTGGCAACTACGATCCCAGAAACGACTATTTCCTTTTCGTGGCTTTGATGCCACTTCTTTCTTTTTTGACCCCACTCTAGGGTCTGGCAAGACGTAGTTCCTCTTCCGTTTCCTGTTCCGACAACTCCGGGATAGGAGCAAGCAATGTCGCCAAACGCTCTCGCTCTCTCTGACGTTCCTTGTAATTCATACTCAGATACGACAACTGGTTTTCCAAACCTAAGCGCATTCTCAATTTGTTGTCGGAACTGTTTTTCATTAAGATTAAATCCTGTTTGAAGATATATTATATCTGCATCCTTAACATACTCAGCCTTAACCCCAGGCTTTAGATGCACCCCTATTGGTCTATCTGTTTTTTTCCTAAGTTCCCCTATTAGTTTAGATACCTGTGCAGGGCTATAATATTCGTCACACTCAAGACAAACCACATAATGACTAACAACGTCATCAACCGCAGAAACAACTTGACTTTGGTAATCAATTTGGTTATCTAAACCTCTTGCATATACATCTGGACTATCATCGCTTATCATCCATACTACCGGAGCAATACCATTAGAACGCAAGATGCTAATACGATTGCGCCAACTATCTCTATGAACCCCATCAACTCTACCAAAGTCTTTTGCTGTGCTTCTAGCCATAATATCAGCGTGGGTGTCCGACCTAATCATGTCTAAAACACGATTTCTCCAATTGTCATCTAAATCGTTTGATAACCAAGACAGAGTGGAATATGGTGATATATACCTACCTTCTGGCTCTCCAATAAGAAAAGTAGATTTAAAATCTGCTTTGCCTACTGAAACATACATAATGCAAAATAAAATAAATATGTATGCAAATACAATAAAAAAAGACTTAACACAGTCTTTCATGTACTCTTTCATCGTATATATGGGTTATTATGTTTAGGCTCTCTTCCTTTCATTTTTACAGGTCCCGGTAAAAACCACCCCAAAACCATTGGAATTATGACTACTAATATAAGCAACCAACCGCCCATTTCTGTAAGGGAGCCAAGTAATGTCCAGAAGTTATCTGGAGCGCAAGAGCCGTCAGTCATAGTAGTGCGGGACGAACCCATTGCTGATGTCGCCACATCTGTCACAAACGCAGCTCCCATGCTCCCCACTATCGGCGCAGCTACACCCCCGCTCAATACAGTCCCGGCAGTCGCACCCACTGCCGCTCCAGTTGCTACTACTCCCGCTTTCTTTATCGTCCCGCATCCTATAACTCCTAACGCTATCCCCAGATAGCAGAGGCTAACATAAGTACGGCTACGCCACCTATGATATACATTTTTGTTTTTTCTGGTAATGCTTTCCATTTTTCTTTCATCCTCATCTCCTAAATAGTATAAAGTTATTACACCTATGGAAGAGCAATGCTGTCACCACATCCGCATCTTCTTGTACTTTCACTTGGGTTAACCACAAATCTTTTAGAAAATCCTTTATCTTCGTAGTCAAGATTACCGCCTTGTAAATATGTTTTCGATGTCTTGTCTGCGAATCTGGTGTTCTCTCCAATGCTCAATTCTGTAATACCTGTCGAGTTCATTTTCTCCAAAGTTATCATAAGGCCATTGCATCCACCACTCTTTAATCCGATCTCTAAACACTCCCCATCTGTTAGAATTTCTTTTAGTTGTTCCTGAGCTTTGTCCGTTATTACCAATGTCTTTCATTTTGCCTCAAGTTTATTTTGAATGTAGTTTATAATGTTAGTTGTTGTTTTGGTTAGGATGCATGGAACAAGAGCGTGAGCGACAGCACACAGACTCCCAACCAACAGACAGCCAGAAAAGTACATTGCTTTTCGTAAGTGTTGCAAATACGATTCATTTTGATCTCTTAAGTGTTTCATTTTTTCTTGGCAGTTTTAGCAGACCTTTTAAAGGCTTTGTTAGTTGGAGCTCCTTTGCTTCCCGGCTTTCTCATAGACTCTCCAGAGCCAGATTTAATTCTCTTTCGTTTTGCGTGTATGTTTGCGTACAATCCTTTCTTAGCCATTATTTTTTCTTCTTTTTCTTTTTAGTATCTTTAGTTAATTTTTTTAAAACATTAGATTGTTTTTTATGCATATTAGATGCTTTAGTTAACTCTTTAGAAACTTTTTTAATTTTCTTTAACATTTCCACCTACGCCTTGCTTGTCTTATTCTTGAGTTAGGATCGTTACGAGTTTTAGCACTTGATCTTTCTAGCTGCCCTTTTGATCTAGCGCAATAAGACTTTCTTCTTTTAGCGTCTTTTGATCCTTTCTTTGGGTTTCCTGTTACAGCTGTTTTAAGTTTTGAGCCAGGGTTTGCTTTTCTATGAGCAGCAACACCTTTTTTTGTCATTCCTGCGCCAGACTTAGTAGGCCTATAGTTAGCGCTTTTACCTTTGGTTGTTTTAGGTATTGCTTTTTGTCTGCTCATTTAATTGAAGCAATAACTTCGTTGCCCTCCCAGTTAGTTCTGAGCTCTACATCTCGTCTTTCACAGGCGTACCTTGTGCTTCCATCTAAGTTGTCCTTCCAACCATTGCGTTTAAGAGTACGCTTTACCTGTAAGCAACCGCTCATACCCATTCGCTCCCATCCATCATCTGTTTCGTGATGTCCCATAAACTCAATAACAGAGCCATTTAAGTATAACACAAGCACCATCATAGTTATTTGCATTAGTGTACTCCGTTGCTTGCCTTTATTTCAGATGTTTTATCCTTTAGTGTTTCAACATGACGCTCTAAGTTCTCGATGCGTTGTTTAAAAAAATCTAACGTGAGCGCCTGCTGCTGATCATACGGGGCCTTTCCTGCTTCGATCACCTCCTGTAGTTTGGAGAACTCTTTCGCTAGATGTTCTAACAACATGAACTGTTCAGCGTCCGCTGGCAGGGCTCCCAACTCACCCCTAGGCCATTTGATTCTAAAATTTTCATTCTGTTCTACAGACTTCTGCATTAGAATCTGATTTGTTTCTATAACATTCAATCTTTCTTGCAATCCAAACCAAGCCCAAGTTCCTACGGCTACAGCACTGGCAAGACCTATAAGATTTCTTAACGGAAGGCCTACGCTAGTCTTATCAGATACTTCTAGATCACTCATTTATTTAAGAGTCTTTGCTCTAAAGTATCTATACGATCAAGTATTCGATCTATGTGAGTGTCTAGTTCACCACGACTAACCGTCACAGTTGCTAGGTCTGTAACCCTAGCGTGTAGCCTGTCTATCTGAGAAAATATTCTTTTAACTAACCAACCCCCAAGGAATAGGATTATACCAATCAGGGCGTCCACCATTATAGACGGTTCCATCACAGTTCGTCAGCAAACATAGGGTTAGGATTTACAGAAAACGCCATTCCGCTAGGTGATTTACCTGACCAGATTATACAGGCTTGCTCTCTGTCTGCGCTTTTCTTCGATACAACTAAACTTGATGTAGTCATTTCTTTGTTAACAAAATAAATAAAGGTGTGAGCATTGTCAGGCTCTTCTTTAAGGTAGCCAATCATAATAGGATACTCTTTGAAGTCAGCCGCAAGAACGTTCATCAAAAATTCAAACGAATCAGCGCAGAATAACTGCATCTGTACGTTAAGAGGTTTAATACCTATAGGCGGAGTCTGCGCCATTAGAGGAGCAGATGCAAATGCTAGAGCTAATAATAATTTTTTCATAGTTCATTCTCGCAATATCCAGCAACCCAATATTCGGGTTGAACATATGGAAACTCTCCATAAGGAAATGCCCTTGGTTGTTTTTCGTAGAACTTTTTAGAGTTCGTCATTTGATAAGCTACACGCCTAGACCTATATGTTTTTCTGCCTATTCTTCTAGTTCTTGCCATTAATATGCTGCCTCAGCTTCAGGCTCCAGTTTTCTATAGACTCTAGAAATTGGAGGCGTAGCATCCATATCATAAATTCTAGATAAAGCATCCAAGAAATCTGGATGTATAGTTGGAAAAAGATTATACTCATTATCTCTTACCCACTTAGTAAGATCATATAAGCTTCCATTTTCATCTTTGCACATAATTTTTTTAGAAATAAGAAAGTCTTGTTTTCTATCCATTACGTCCATCTGCAAAGATGTAAGCATTTTTTTGTCTGTTGGATAAGGCCAGAAAAAAGATCCGTCTTTTAAGTCTGGTTCTAATCTTTGTATTCTGTCCTTTTTAGATTGTGATCCGCCTCCACCAACCCAGTTTAATTCGTATATAGGAAAGTTGCTTCCCTCTATTCTCATCATCTCATTAAAGTGTTCTATGTCACTTTGTGCGCCGTATCTTTCATAACCAACTTTTACTTCTCTAATTCCAGGTGATCTTTTCCATTTAGCCCTTAACTTTTTTAAAAAATCCCACCTTTCAGAAAGGGTCATTCTATGACAAACACCATCTAAAAGAAATTTATTATAGTTGGCATCTACACCAACTACACACATAGCGGTTCTATTCGACTCTTTCTTTTTTGAGCTAGCAGGGTCAACCATAATGTACACGTTCATTGTGTAAGGCCTAACTTCCCACTCTCTCCACCATTCGGACTTAAACGATACGTCACTTCCCGCAATAGGGTTAAGCAGTTGCTGACAAGCTACAGTATAAGTAGATGTAGTTTTTTTTATTTCTTCCCAACGATCTTCTTCAAGAAACACTGGTATGCCATCCATCTGACCATTATGAGTAGCTGTATGTATTCTGGGTTTTACCGCTGCTCTTTGTAGAATGGTTCCGTATGTGTCACCATAAGAATACCTAGTTCCTGCGTATTGATACCTAGGGCTGTGTGTAGAGCCAAGGTTTAATGACAGCTCCCACTGAGTAGTTGTCTTTGCTATCTGTTCTGGAGTTGATACGCTCTCTTGCACAACAACATCATCATAGATAATCAAACCAAAGTGCCTACCTGTTGGTTGGCCATCTACAAGGCCATGCGCCTCTACTGTTTGTTCTTTAGGGTTTGATTTTCTTTTAACACAAAGCCCCTCGTTTTCTGCCCATTTAGGAGCGTACTGCTTTGGTTTATCGTAAAGTATATCAGGATACAAACTTTTAAGCTTTTCGTTTGATTCAAGCTCTTGCATTATCTGTCTAAGGAATGGCTTAGCCTGTTTTGCAGAATAAGATAGTATTCCTATTGTTATATCTGGATTACATAGTATTTCCTGAATACAACCAAGATAAGTTATTATAGAACTTTTATAGTGAAAACGTGCCCATAAATCGAGTCTTCTATCTTTGTCACTTTCGACTTCACGGCATCTTTCATATATCCAAGGATGCAACATGTCGTGGCGATTGCACAAAAAAACGCCAAGATAATACCTATCAAGCTGGCCAAGAGTGCGAATAAAGGTATCGTCAATATTAGGATCATTGTGACAATTAGCGTATGCAGAAACAACTTGATCATAATTAGCATGCCTAGCCCAATTAGCGAAAGAGTATGCAGCTTCTGAATTTTTGGAATCAATGTAAGCATCCCTAACTATTTCTGGCAAACTCACTAGCTAGTAGGTGTTACTAATGAAGGACTCATAGGGTTCATTTCATTATAAAGATTACGAACCCATTCTAATTCTTCTGGTCTATCAAGATAATATTTAATTTGTCTTTCACTAAGGCCTTTCATCCAAGGTTCATCATATGATGAAGCTGGAATATTATCAAGAAAGTTTTCTATAAAAGAATCATTCCGTGATCCTACTGAAGTTCCGCCAGCGCCTAAAGGTCCTTGTGTTGTTTGTTCGTGAGCTGCTCTAATTGCTTGTCCTATAATGTTAGGATCAACATTAAATCCTGCTTTAGCCAGTCCTGCTTTAATTGCGTTGCCTATCATATTAAGCTGGCCAATTCCTGGAAGAGCATTCATTCCGTAACCCATGATAGCTCTTAAAGATTTTCCTAAAGGAGTCCTAGCTTCGGTAGCTGCTTTTTGTAGTTCGCCCAGGATTTTGTAAGCTTTAGCCCTCTGCTCAGGGTTTTCTATATCTTCGATAGGAGCGACACGACCATACATGTCTACAGGCTCTCTATTTTGTTCCTGATCTGTAGTGGCTGGTCTTCCAACTCCCATTGGCATACCTATGCGTGTATCCCTAGATGGGTGGGCGCGGACAGTTCGTATACCTGTGTCTACATCTTCCTGAGACGCGGGCTCAGTCATATCCATTCTATCATCAAACATGCCTGCTTTGTCTAGAGCATCTCTTACCGCATCTGTATCCATATTATGAGCTTCAAGAGCTGGTGATCCAGGCTGAGCTTGTGGACTACCAATAGTACCTACACCACCGCTTAAGTCCTGAACGCCTAAAGCTTTAGCAATAGCAGATTTAAAATCGGCTATTGACATGTCTGAACTAGATGCTCCTGGACTTGCCCCTATCATTCCCCCGCTTACGCTTTCGGTTCCTCCCTGATCATCGCCTTGCGCTAGACCGCCAGCATCACCAATTCCTGGACCAGCTCCAACTTCCATATCAGTATCCCTTAGAGGGCTTTTTCTTTACTTTTTTTCCGGTTGATTTAGCGTAGACTTTAGCTTTTTTCATACCAGATTTAGTGTAGGGAAATTTTTTAGTTCCGACTTTAGGCATATTAATTTAGAAGCTCTGGCTTCTCCTCCATACTTTCGTTTAGTTTATCAATAATAGATTCAACATCTACAGCCTTCTTAACTTCTACTGTAGTCTTTTTGGTTTCAGTTTTATCCACTTCCTGCTTTGAATAAGTGGAACGATAGTTAAACTTGTTGACCATCATAAAGGCATACAGAGATGTATTAAAAGACTTGTTCTCTAGATTGTCTCTACCTACCTGAATCCAGTGAGCTTCCGAAGCCTGTATACCTAGCTCAACAGTACGCTGAAAATCTCCTTTCCTTTCGTCCTTGAGCCACCTGTAGAACGTAGCTTTATGAATGCCTAAGAATCTGCATACCTCAACAACGGTAGCACCACCGGCAAACATTTCAATAACTTTTTTCTTGTTAGCGGTATTCCATACACTGTTGTGTACTACAGAACCACCCCTACGTTTTACAGGATTTACTGCCATATTATTCTTTTCGGCTTCCGCCGCCGCCACGCTGAGAACGAGCTGAAGATGCGTTAGCCCTCATTTTTACTTTATCAGCTTTGTATTTTGCGTAAGATGTAGTTCCATGCTCTCTCATTCTTTGACCTTTGGGCATGCTATTCCAAGTAGCCTCACGCATTACAGAAGAGCTTTTCTTTTTGGGGCCACCGCTGGTGCTGCTTCTCATATCTCTTACTGAGCTTCCTGGCGTTCCCGCTGGGGTTCCACGCCTTCGTCCCATATTTTTTCCTGCTCTTGTACCTCTGGAGCTTTTTGCTCCAGATTTACCACTCTTACCTTCAGAATCTCCGCCGTACATTTTTTATTCTCCATAGTTGTAAAATGGGGCCGTGTCAGCAGAAAGGGAGAAGAACCCTCTATCGAGGGGAGAGATGTGCCGACACGTGCCCCGAATTCATACTACCATTATACCATATTGGGGGGTTCTCGTGTCTCACTTTTTAAATAGATCAATCATTTAGCATATATTTAAGCATTTCTACACAATATTTTGCTAAATGGAACTAGATATAGATAAAGAAACAGATAAAGATATATTAATATTATATATATAATATATATTATATAGAAGTATTAATATATATATTATAATAAGGGACCCCCTTACCTGTGGATAACTTTCCAATTCTCCTATATAATCATAGATTTAACCTAATATTTACCTGTGGATAAGTATGTGGATAACTTTTGTATAAAAATATACCCCCAAAAAAATTTTGGGACCCTATATTTGGCCGCTAAGCCAACGGCTATTCCATTCCATATATACCAAAACACCCTATACAGAGATACACATACCACATATCACGTATACAGATACCAAACTCTTAGTAAAACGCTAGTGTGTTGTTAGTGTCGTTTTTTTATTTATATGTATGGGGGTGCGGATCAGGATTCCTAGACCTGGATCGCCCTCGGACGCCCGCCGGAGTACCTTCGAAATGCTAATATTTGAATATAATAAAACTCT